TCCTACTTACGCTAAAGAAGGTGATGCTGGTATGGATTTAGTAGCAACGGAAATCATTAAAGATACACCTGAACAAATTACATACGGAACTGGTATTGCAATGGAAATTAGAGATGGTTTTGTAGGATTGGTATTTCCTCGTTCATCAATCCGAAAGACTGGTTTACAATTAAGTAATTCGGTTGGAGTTATTGATAGTGGGTATAGAGGAGAACTTCAAGCTACTTTTAATAAAGTGTTTGGTGGAGAACGTATGTATGATGAAACAAAAAATACGGAAGATACATCAAATAATTTCTATAAAGTAGGTGATAGAATTGCACAAATTATGATTATCCCACATCCACAAATTGAATTTTATGAAGTAGAAGAACTTTCAGATTCAGAAAGAGGCGAAGGTGGATTTGGTTCAACTGGAAAATAAAAAATAAAATATGTTTGAATATCAAGAAGAAAGTGTAAATCATACATTGTGGACTGAAAAATATAGACCAACAAAGTTAGATGATTATGTAGGCAACGAACACTTAAAAACAAAAGTTGCTGGTTATTTAGAAAACGATGATATCCCACATCTACTATTATTTGGTAGAGCTGGTACTGGTAAAACCACATTAGCAAAGTTAATTGTTAAATCAATTGATTGTGATTATATGATTATCAATGCATCTGATGAGAACAACGTTGAGATGGTTAGAACTAAAGTAAAGAACTTTGCATCTTCAATGGGCTTTAAGAAATTTAAAGTAATCATTTTGGATGAGTTTGATTATATGAGTAAAGAAGCACAAGCAATCTTGCGTAACTTAATGGAAACATTTAGCGCACATTGTAGATTCATCTTAACTTGTAACTATGTGGAGAAAGTAATCGAACCAATTCAAAGTAGATGTCAATCATTTCAAATTGTACCACCAACCAAAAAGGATGTCGCAATTCAGATGAGTAAAATCTTAAAAGCTGAAAATATAGAATTCGATGTTAAAGATTTAGTTCCAATTATTGATGCTAGTTACCCTGATATTCGTAAGGTAATCAATACTTGCCAATTGAATTCAAACAAAGGTAAGTTAAGAGTAGATGTACAAAATCTATTAGAGAATGATTATAAGATGAAAGTTTTGGATATTCTTAAATCTAATGATGATAGTAGAAACAAATATATGAAAGTAAGACAAGCTATCATAGATTCTAAAGCAAATGACTTTTCAGAATTATACACTTTACTTTATGATAAGGTTGATGAATATGCACCAAACAATACATCTGGAGTTATTCTATTTTTAGGAGAGGCCGTTGCCAATTCTTCTTTAGCAAATGATAAAGAAATTATAGCAGCAGCTACAATGATTAAAATTTTAAATACATTATAATATGGCAAATATTTTAGGAGCAGGTGGACAACCAATAGGAGGGCAAGAAGAAAAACCAATTCCATTGGAAAAAACAGAAGCAATCGGATGTAAAAAATGCGGTGGTGAGATTTTTGTACAAGGTTTTGGATTCCGTAGAATTTCAAAGTTATTAACTGGTAAACCAAAGGATGAAGTACTACCGGTTGAATTATTCCTTTGTGGAGATTGTGGTGAAGTACTTAATGAATTATTACCTCCGGGTTTAAAAGTAGAAGAAGAAGCATAATATGGCTAAAACATTATTTGACCATCTAAACGCAATTACTGAAAAGAAAGACCCAAAGTATTGGGATAAACTAGAAGATGCGGATAAAAAGACTTGGAATAAGTATCTGATACTTCGTTTTCTTTCTATGAAACCTGAATGGATTGAATTAATTTCTGATATACAACCTTATATACAAAATGCTCCACCTAGAGCAATGTATTTAGCATTGATAGAATTAATTCCAAAGACGAGAGCATTCCTAAAATATATGAAACCAGCATCAGCTGATAAATATGAAAATTGGATAGTTGAATTAGTTGCACGATATTATGAAGTATCTCAATTAGAAGCTGAAGGTTATTTGGAAATTCTTTATCAAAGTACAACTGGTAAATTACATATTAAAGAAATAGCTGAAGCGTATGGTACTGACCCTAAGCAAATTACTAAGTTAAAACTCAAAGTTTAATTTGGTATACTCGGGTATTTTTCGTATCTTTATACAATAAAACAACATAATGGCTAAAGTATCATTTTCACAATATAGTATGTGGAGTTCATGTCCACAACAATACAAATTAAACTACATAGATAAATTGGGTGAGAGTTCTGGTAACATTCACACAATCTTCGGTACGGGAATGCATGAAACAATTCAACATTACCTTTCGGTTATGTATGGTGTTTCTAAAAAGCAAGCAGATGAAATTAATTTAGATAAACTTCTTTTAGAAAAAATGAAGGATGCTTTTACTAAGGAGAAGGATTCTCTTAGTGAAGGAACTCCTTGTACTCAAATAGAATTAGAAGAATTTTATGGAGATGGTAGACGAATATTAGCATGGTTGACTAAGAACATGCAAAAGTTTTATTCAAAATCCGGCTATGAATTGGTTGGTATTGAAATTCCTTTGAACGCTAAAATCAAAGAAGGTGTAAACTTCATTGGATTTATTGATATTGTATTAAGAGATATGGCTGAGAACTCAATCATCATCATTGACCTTAAGACTTCAACAATGGGTTGGAATCAATATCAAAAGGCGGATAAGTTTAAGAATGCACAAATACTACTTTATAAGAAATACTATTCAGAATTATTTAATATTCCATTACAAAAGATTAGAGTAGAATATCAAATTATGCGTAGAAAACTTCCTGAAGATTCTGCGTTTCCAATTCCTTATGTATCTAAACACATTCCGGCAAATGGAGCACCATCCGTTACTAAAGTATATGATGAGTTCGTAGAATTTGTTAATACGGTATTTAATGATGATGGTACATTTAAAGATATTCCATTCCCTAAAGTACCCGGAACATCTAAAAAGAATTGTAAGTGGTGTGAGTTTATGAGTAGGGGTATTTGTGATGGTAAAGCTTCCTAAAAAAACTTTATAAAAAATCATTGTTTTTTTATTTTTGTATATACTTATATATACAAATATATTAAATATACAAGACAATGATTCAAGAAAACACAAAACTTACAACTGTGAAGATATTGAAAGATGTATATTCATCATTTAAAAAAGTTTCCTTTGATTCTGATGTAACATTACAAAAGCTGGTAAATAGAACAGTTGAAAGATATGTTAAAGATGAAGATTTTAGAAATGAAATGAATGAGTACTTACAATTACAAATATCAGGTTCACAATTTTAATGCAAAAATAAGTTATGGCAAAAAAGAAAAAAATCCTATTACTATCAGATGATTTAAGAATGGCAAGTGGTATTGCCACAATGTCCAAAGAGTTAGTATTAGGTACTATACACAAATATGATTGGTTTCAAGTAGGAGCCGCAATTAATCACCCTGAGGCTGGTAAGATTTTAGATTTAAGCGAAGATATCCAAAAGAACTATGGAGTAGAAGATGCTTCCTTAAAAATACTTCCTTGGAATGGTTATGGTAACGCAGATTTGATTAGACAACTAATCAATACGGAACAACCGGATGCCATCTTACACTTTACTGACCCTCGTTATTGGACATGGTTGTATGATATCGAACACGAAATCAGACAAAATGTTCCAATTCTTTTTTACGCAATTTGGGATGATTTACCAGACCCATTATATAATCGTAACTACTATGAGAGTTGTGATTGGATTGGTTGTATCTCTCGTCAAACCTATGGTATCATTAAAAGATTATCAGCATTGGATACTAAACCAACTTGGAAACCTAAGAAGGATTGGCAAGTTAGTTATGTACCACATGGTATCAATACCAATATATACAAACCGGAAGAAGTACCTGTTGAATATCGTAAAGAAATTTTAGGTGGCAAGGATTATGATTTTGTTCTATATTGGAGTAATCGTAATATCAGAAGAAAACAACCTGCTGATGTTATCGTAGCATTCCAAAAGTTTTGTGATAAGATTGGTAAAGAAAAAGCAGATAAATGTGTATTGGTAATGCATACACAACCTGTTGATGAAAACGGAACTGATTTACCTGCGGTAATTGATGCAGTAGCACCTAATTGTAATATCATATTTTCTGAAAAGAGAAGATTGCAAAATGAATTGAATTGGAATTACAATATAGCAGATGCAACAATCAATATAGCTAACAACGAAGGATTTGGATTAGCAACGGCAGAATCGATAATGGCTGGAACTCCAATCATTGTAAATGTAACCGGTGGATTACAAGACCAATGTGGATTTGAAGTTGATGGTAAGTTACTAACAGCCGATGATTACATTAAGATTGGTTCGCTTCACCAATGGAGACAGTGGGAAGAAAAAGCTAAACCAGGTCCTTGGGCTAGACCTGTATGGAGTAGAGCATTAGCATTAGCAGGTTCAGTACCAACACCTTATATTTGGGATGATAGAGTTGATATAGAGGAAGTTGCAGAAGCAATTGAAGATGTGTACAACACACCAAAAGAAGTCCGTAAAGCAAACGCATTAGTGGGTAGAGAAGCATTTATCGGAGAAATGGGATTAACACATACAAATATGTGTCAACAATTAGAAAACGGAATCGAATCGGTTTTTGAAAATTGGAAACCAAGAGAAAGATTCGAAGTATTTAAAATTAAATAAGTTATATAAATGAAACCAACATTAGTATTTCAAGGACCTATATTTACACGAAGTGGTTATGGAGACCATTGTAGAGATTTAATGAAATCCCTGCGCAAGATGGATAAGTATGATATTAAGATTATACCTTTGAGATGGGGTAACACTCCACAAAATCAAGTAGATGGTTCATCTGAATTTGGAAGATGGATGCTCGAAAGAGTAATTGGTAGTATCGAACAAAAGCCTGATATCTTTATGCAAGTTTCAGTAGCTAATGAGTTTGAGCCAAAAGGACATTATAACATCGGTGTAACTGCTGGTGTTGAAACTACGATTGCGCCAAAAGATTTTATTGATGGTTCTAACAAAATGGATTTAATTATCGTACCATCTAATTTTACAAAACAAAATTTAGGAGGAACTGTATATCAACAAAAAGACCAAGCAACTGGACAGATTGTTGGTGAGATTAAAGTGGGAAAGCCAATCGAAGTTCTTTTGGAAGGAGTTGATACTGAAATATTTTCTAAAGGAAGTGGTAACGATGTATTAGCAAATGTAAAAGAAGATTTTAACTTTCTTATTGTAGGACATTGGTTAAAAGGTTCATTAGGACAAGATAGAAAAGATATTGGTATGGCAATTAAAACATTTGCTACCGTATTTCAATATCTACCAAAAGAAAAAAGACCAGGTCTTATTATAAAAACATCGCACGCTGGGTTTTCCGTAAT